TCGCACGCACCCTTGGCCGTTCGCCCGACACGATCATGAAGCACTTTCCCGGCCGTAGCGTGTGGCGGCCGGGCAGCGGCCGCGAAATCCTCGACATGCGCCGCCAGCTCGCAGCGATCGGGGCCCGCTGATGGCGCGCGTCGTGCTGCCCGGCCAGCCGGGCTACATCGAACCGGGCTCGCCCGAATGGCTACGCCGGATCACGCCAAGCAAGGTCGCGGCCATCGTCGGCGTCAGTCGCTTCGAATCGCCGTATCGGCTATGGCACCGTATGCGCGGCATCTTGGCGCCCGAAGACCCGAAAGACATCTTCGACGTCGGCCACGACTACGAGCCCGCCGCCGCGAACCGCTGGCGCCGGCATAACCCCGGCTGGAAACTCTCGCGCGGCGAAGTGCAATTCGTGCTGGACGAAGACGAGTTCGGGTTTCCGGCCGTGTGCACGCTCGACAGGCGCGGCGTTCGCGGCCGGGCCCGCCGCGTCGTCGAGCTGAAAACCGCTCGCCAGCTTGACGAGTGGGGCGACGACTTCACCGGCGATTGCCCCGAAGACTATGCGGCCCAATGCACCGCGCAGATGTTGTTTACCGGCTGGACTGACTACCCGGCGCATCTGCTCGCACTGGGCCCGTTCTTCAACGATCACATTTACCCGATCGAGTTCGATGCCGGCGTCGCCGAATGGCTGCTCGACGAGTGCCGCAAGTTCTGGGCATCGCTGTCGCAGCCGACGCCGCCGGCGCTCGACGACCACGTTGCGACGTACGAAGCGGTGCGCGAGCTGCACCCCGACATCAACGGCGAAACCGTCGAAGTCGACCCCGATCTTGGCATGGCCGTGCACAACGCCAACGACGACGCCAAGGCCGCCGACAAGCGGCTACGCGGGCTCAAAACGCAACTGCTCGACGCGATGGGCAACGCGCAATACGCCGTCATGGGCCCGCTCAGGGTCGCCACCCGAAGCCCGCACGCCAAGGCCGGCGTCGCGCTCAACCTCGCACGCAAACACCCCGCCACCCAACAGGCAGAACAAAGGAACAAGTCAGCATGAGCACGAAAACCACCATCATCGCGGCGATTTCCGGCGCGCTGGTCGCCGGCGCACTCGCGGCCGCCGGCCCGGCCCACGCCGCGCCCGACCCAAGCGTGGGCCCCAACTGCGACACCGTGCCTTGGGGCTTCCTGTTCAGTCAGCGCCGCACGATCTGCGACGGCCCGGTACACGCCGACGGTAGCTGGGACCGCAAGCGGTCTATCTGGACGCCGGCGCACACAGTGCCGATCACCACGAATTGCTACGGCAGCTCGTACGTCACGTGCACCACGACCGGCGGCCAGTTCGTGCCGTTCACGATCAACGACCAGCAGATTTACCCGGTCACGCCGGAAAACGTGTTGCCCGACGAGCCCGGCCACCTGGGCTAAATCCGCACCAGCGAAAGGAAATCCGCACCATGACCAACGAAGTCGCCACGATCGACGAGACCACAACCGACCTCGTGCCCGGCCAAATCGGTTTCAACTCAGCGCAGCGCGCCATGCTCGCGCAACTCGGGCTTTCGGACGCGCCCGAAGGTGATTTGATCCTGTTCTCGCACGTCTGCCAGAAATCGGGGCTTGACCCGTTCCGGCGCGAAATTTACATGATCGGCCGAAACACGCAGGTCACGCGGTACGAAAAGGTCGACCCGAACGACCCAGAGTCGAACCAGCGCAAGGTGACTCGCTGGGAAACCGTTTACACCATTCAGACCGGCATTCAGGGATTCCGTAAGCGGGCCCGCGAGCTGGCCGAAGAAAAGGGCAACCGGCTCGGCTTCGAAGGCCCGTTCTGGTGCGGCGACGACGGCGAGTGGCGCGAAGTCTGGCCCGAAGACAAGACACCGGTAGCAGCGAAATACGTGGTGTTCCGTGACGGCGAGCCGATACCGGCCGTGACCCATTTCGCCGAATACGTGCAAACCGTCAAGGTCGACGGCAACACGGTGCCGAATTCCATGTGGTCGAAGATGCCGCGAAACCAGATCGCGAAATGCGCCGAAGCCCTCGCGATTCAACGCGCTTACCCCGACGAGTTGTCGGGTCTGGTGCTTGAAGACGCGGTTAGCGACGCCATCACCGTCGACGAAGCCGGCGAAGTGCAACAGCCGAAACGGCGGCCGGGTGGCCGTGGCGTCGACTCGTTGCGGGCCCGCGCAGCGGCCGCGCAGAACGCCGACGACCCGGGCACCGAAACCGTTGACAACGCGGGCGCCGGCGCTGACAGCATCCCAGCACTGTTCGCGGCCGCCGACTGCAACGACGTCGCTGACCGGTTCATCGTCGCCGGCGCGATTCTCGGCCGCACCGTCAACCACGCCGGCGAAATGTCAGACGACGAAACCGAGCAGATTCGCGCGCAGCTCGTCGCGTGGCGCGACGCCGGCGAGCTCGACGACAAGGTGCGCGACGCGCTGAACGAGCACGACATCAAGGCCGAACAAGCCGCCGGGAACAAGCCCGCCGGCGCCAACGGAAAGGAAACCAAGTAATGCCCGACAAACCCGCGGAGGCAACCGAATTCGCAAGTCTGCTCGTCACGCACAAAAAGGGGCTCGCGCACGACGAAGCGTCGCGCAAGTTGCGTGAGGCCGTCGAAGCCGTCCAGCGCACCGGCAAGGCGGCGTCGGTCACGGTCAAGTTGTCGATCAAGCCCGTCGAGAAAATCCCGAACGCATTCCGCATTCAGGACAGCATCACGGCGTCGATTCCCGAAGAACCGCGTACGTCGATGTGGTTCGGCGACGACAAGGGCGGCCTGCATCGCAACGACCCGAATCAGCGCGAATTCGACTACGACACACCGGCCGACAACAAGACCGCCGGCGCCGGCAAAGACCAGTAACCCGCACCCGCAACCCAACAACCAGACAGGAATCCAAACAGCATGAGCACGAACGAAGTATTCGAACTGCCGGCACCGGCCATCGGTCAATTCGGCGTGGTCAACACGCCGCACCCCGCCGACGTGCTCGACGACCCGCGCCCGTACGTGCGCCACGTCGTGTCGGTCACCGAGAAGCACGGCTTGCAGCACCAAACGATCGAAGTGCCCGCCAGCGAGGTCACGAAGAACCCGTTCCGGCCGATCGGCGAGCGCGTCGTCGCCGACCTCGACTCGTTTCTCGCCGAGCTCGACCGCCGGCCGCTCGGCGACGCCGGCACCTTGTGGGGCAACGCCACCGCCGGCCGGCTCACCGCGATCTACAACGACCACCGCTGCATCGGTGACGACGGCGACGACCTCGCCGGCTGGCGCGACGACAAGCTGACGTTGAAGCTCGTCACCGACGAAGACTGGGCGGCCTGGCACAACATTTCGGGAACCTATTTCGGCCAAACCGAATTCGGCGACAAGATCGAATCGTTGTTGCACACCATCGTCGACCCCGATCAGGCCGACTTGCTGGAAATCATCGACAGCGTTCGCGCGTCGACCAGCGGCGCGTTCGAATCCACCATCGAGCGCGGCAACGGCGGGCAGACGCTCACGTACAAGCAAGAACACACGATGAGCGCCGGCAAGGGCCGCCAGCTCGAATTGCCGCAGCTCATCACCCTTGAGTTGCGGCCGTGGGAAGGGCACCACGAAACGACCGAAGTGCAAGCCTATTTCCGCACCCGCGTGAAAGATGGCGCGCTCGGCCTGGCGGTCAAGCTCAAGCCGACCCGCCAGATTGTTCGCGACGCATGGACGGCCGTCGCGCTCGCCGTGACCGCGCAGACCGGCAAAACCGTGCTGGCGGTCTCGTCGTGACGACGGCCGACACGCGCATCGTCGTCGCGCTGTTCCAAGCGCCGGCCGCGAATTGGCTCGCGGCGCTCAGGCCCAACAGTCGGCCGCAGCGATGGCGCTGGCGCGCCATCAACGCCGGCAACAACCGCATCATGGCCGAGAGCAGCGAGTCGTACACGAACGAAGACGATGCAATGGACGCCATCGACGAGCTGTTCGGCAACCGTAGCGACGTCTGGTTACAACGGGCCGGCGAAACCGACCTGTTGTTGCGAATGCCGTTCAACGAAGCCTGATTTGCCCGACTATGCCGACCTCGCCGACCGCGATAGCGCCGTCGTACAAGACGCGCTCTCGCGGTCGTGCGAAGTCTGCAAAGCCAAACCCCGCCACGACTGTTTCAACCTCGCCGACGGCAAACCGTTGCCCGGCAGGATCGTTCACTACGCAAGGACGACGCCGTGACTCATCAGCTCGCGCTCAAGTTCGCGCAGACGATGCCCGAACGGTTCGAAGAATTCCACGCCGACAACCCGGTCGTGTACGACACGCTCGTGCGGCTAGCGCGTGAATGGGTCGCCCGCACCGGCCGCCACAAGCTCGGCATCGCAACGCTTTTCGAGCGAACCCGCTGGGAAATCGCGCTGGCGACCAACGACCCCGAATACAAGCTCAACAACAACTGGAAAGCCTATTACGCGCGGCTCATCATGCGCCGAGAACCCGACCTCGACGAGCTGTTCGACCTACGCGCCAGCGAAGCCGACGAATGGATCGCAGGGCGGGCAGCATGACCGAGCACTCGCCCGTACACATCGACGTGCCACACCGCGACGGCTGCAACAACCAGCTCGTTGTTATCGGCGGCGACTACTTGCGCCGGCACCGTGGCATGGACGACGTTGTGTACCGCGACTCGCGCGGCCGCCGGCACCGCCATGCGTGGCGACTGTGGCTCGTGCTGATCTGCAACGACATCAGCTGCCCGGCCGTCGTGCTTGTGCGGGCCGACGCCATCGAAAAGTTCGCCACCGAAACGCTCATCAACGAAGCCGCCGCAGCGGCCGCCCGCAAGGCACTCGGCGCATGACGCCGGCCGCGACCAAGCCGCGCCAACGCTGGGCCGACGTTCCCAGCACGTCCGACGTCAACCGCCGGCGCAAACCGTTCTGCCCGTCGTGTGGCTGCTATTTCGCCGTGCACAACGCGCACCGCCGCGACTGCACGGCCGAGCTGGCGGCCCGCGAGCGCGAACGTACGGGCCGGGCCCGCTGCGACTGTTGCGGCGGCAGCGTGCCCGTCGAATCGCTCGCGTGGGACCGCTACAGGTGGCAGTGCATCGACTGCGCCGGCGGCGAGCTGGGGGCCGGCGATGGCGCGTGAATGCGTGCTGTGCGGCGACTACGAGTCCGAGCACGACGAAACCCGGCCCGGCGATCGGTTTCTCGGCCGATGCCGCGCACGCAACTACTACGGCCCGGGCCGCAACGACTTCGTGCGCTGCGACTGCCCCGGCTTCGAACCCGACCCCGAAACGGAAGGCGCGACATGTCGAGCGTGACAACAAGGTTCGTCGATCAAGAGTTTTTGCACGACCCTGACACTGGATCGGTCGGCGATTGCTGGCGCGCCGGCATCGCCAGCATTCTCGGGTGCCCGATCGCGGCCGTGCCGCACTTCGTGCGCGACTACCCGAACCAAGACGGCGACGAAGTTGCCCGATGGTTCGCAGAAACGCAGCAATGGCTCATTGCGAACCACGACGTCACGATCTTGTACTACGACACCCCCGACGCCGTACGCGCCGAATGCCGGGCCGAAACCAGTTCCTACCCGCACATTCTGATCGACGGCCGATCACCGCGAGGCGTGGCCCATGTCGTCGTCGGCGACGCCATCACCGGCGAAATCATGCACGACCCGCACCCGTCCCGCGACGGGCTCGCCGACATCACCGGCGCTTTCGTTCTCTGCGAGGCCCGCTAATGGTGCTGCCGATCTTGCTCACCCTGTTCTGTGACCGCTGTAGCGGCCTATTCAAATCCCCCGCATTGCGGCCGATCTGCCCGCAGTGCCAGCCCGCCAACGAGAGAGGCCGCCGTGCGAATTCGTAGCACCAAACCGGAGTTCTGGCGCTCACGCCGAATCGCGGCCGTCGACTGGGAAGACCGATTTGTACTCAAGGGGCTTGAGTCGTACGTCGACGACAACGGCGTCGGCAAGGACGACATCGAATTGATAGTCGGCGACCTGTTCCAACGCGACCTCGTTCGCGAGCCCTCGCGAACCCTCGCGAGGGTTTCGGAAGCACTTCGCCGGCTTCACGAGGCCGGTTTGCTATGGCGATACGAAGTCGACGGCACCGCATTGCTCTATGTGTCGTTCTGGGAATCGGCCCAACGAGTCGACAAACCGAACCCCGGACGTTTACCCAGACCAGACGGCACTTTGAACTACAAAGAGTCCGTCATCGGCGAGTCATTCGCGAACATTCGCGAACCCTCGCGAACCTTCGCGCCTGGAACAGAGGAACAGGGGAACAGGGGAACAGGGGAACAGACGACGACCGCGCGCGAAAACGACGAACCCGCGCCGCCCGAACCGCAAGGCGTCGTCGACGACGAAGTGCTCAATTCCGCGCCCGAATTCGTCGACAATCCCAGCCGGCCCACGCCGCCCAAACCGACCGACGCCGCACGCACGGTCGTCCGCACAACGCTCGGCACCGGCTACCCCCGAACGACCATCGACCGGCTCGCCGTCCAAGTCACCAAACTTGCGCGCGAACGCCACCCCGACGCGCTCATCCGCGAGGCGCTTCGCGAATGGGACCGCCGCGCCGACTGCACGAAAGCCGAATTCCTGCCGACCGTGCTGGGCGACATCGTCAAACGCTCCCGCGCCGCGCCGGCCACGAACGGCCACGACGACAAAGTCAACGGCTACCTCGCGTTCGCCAACCAAACCCGACGACCGGAGCTCGAACCATGACCGACTACCACCAGACCGCCGCGCTCGCGCTCGCCAAGTGCGCCGCCTATGACCCGTGGTTTCCGAAAGCCTCACAGGCCATCGTCGATTCCTGGGCCGAGCAGATCGCACGCTACGAGCTGCAACCGCCCGACGTGCTGGCCGGCGTCGCGAAGATGTACGCCGAGAACGGATCGGGATTTCGGCCGCTGCCCAAAGACTTGACCGACGCGGCCCGCGCCGTACGCCGCGACCGCACCGAACGGGAATCAGACGCCGAACGCCGCGCACGCGAAGACCGTCGCGACGCCGACCTAGACCGCCGCGCCGAGCTGGCGCAACTCGTCGACAGCCTCGCCCGATCCAAAGCGATCGACCATGAGTGACCCCGTTGACCTCGACGACCGCGACCCGTACCCGCCGCCGTGGTACAGCGGGCCGCCGCCGAAGGTCACGCGCGACCCGGTGCTGTTGGCCTACATCGACACGAACGCGCTCGACTTCGACTGCACGAACCCGAAATGCATGGCGCCGCAAGGCGAGCTGTGCCGCCATGACGCCGAACACGGCGGCCGCGAACGAAAGATGCCTTGCCCGAAACGCATCACTACCGCTGCACGAGCTGCGAAAGGAACCACCGAATCATGAGCACGCCAAGCCCCGAAGACCGGCAACGGCGCATCGACGACGCCGTGCGCAACCTGCACGTGATGAACGACCAGCTCGCCGTTTTCCACGCCACACGCGCTATCGCGTTCGGCACGAACAGCCCCGCGTACACGGCCGAAGCGATTCGCGAGCTGTACCGCGATTTCGACCGCAAGCACCCGAATGCACTAGAACCACCGAAAGGGGCCGAGAAGTGATAACCGACCACGAGTTCGTCGGGTTGCGGCAGTGGGGCATGTTCCCGACCGCCGACAAGCCGTGCCAGTACCGGCCGAGCGCGCATGTCGCCGCCGTGTGCGGCTTCCCGCAAGGGCAGCACGTGCGCATGTGCTCGGCGGCGCTGAACATCGCCGGCCAGCACTACGGTTGCGATCTGCTGACCCCGCACACGGGTTCGCACCGCAATGCGGCAGCCGAAGCGATCTGGGACGGGCCCGCCGCATGACCGCGCCCAACCTTGGCCCGTGCCGCTGCGAAGTCGTCGACCAGAACGTGCCGTTTTCCGCGTTGCCGGCGCACGCCAAGGTCAACACCGCGCTCGGCCTGGTGCTCGTCGACCACGAGCACAGCGATTTCGAGCCGTACCCGTGCGCCGAGCCCAATTGCCCGTGCGGCGAGCACCGACCCGTCTACCGCCCGCCCGGCGACGAGACAGAACCCGGCGAGAATCGAGCCCAGACGGCCGCTGCGCCACGAAACCGGTATTCCGTGTCCATTCCCGCCGACGCGCTGGAATTCGCCGGCGAGAACGTCGCACAGACCGCCGCGTGGATTGACGGCGTGCTCGCATGGCTCGGGTGGACCGGCGGTGAGGCGCGACCGCTCGACGACGCGCGCACCGTGTGCGACTTCGCCGACGCACTCGACGCGGCCAAGCCCGAACACATCGACACCATGACCGCGCTCGCGCTCGCGCTGCGCCGGCTCGCCGCCGCCAACCGCGACAACTCCGCCCGACGGTTCGTCGCCGGCATCCGACGCAAGCTGGCCGGCCGATGAGTGATTACGGGCGGCCAGTGATGACCAGCGTGCAAGCCGAAGTCGAAATGCTGGCCGCGACGCGATTCCAACAACTCGGCCCGAACTACGACTTCGCCGACTACGAAGTGCGAGCAATCAGCGGCGAACGCGGCTTCGAAGACGAAGCGATCGGCGCGCTTGCGTTCACGCACGAGCAATTCGGCACGCCGTTCACACAAGCCGTTTCGTGCGACATCTGTGGCGGCCTGTTCGTCGAGCGGCTGCAAGCCATGCGCAAGCACCGGCTGCAATGCGGCTGGCGCAAACGATGAGCGTCGAAGTGCGCCACGGCGCCGGCGGCGGCGCCGAATGCGACTGGGGGCCGATCGAACTGTCGGCCCACGGCGGCCCGCCGGCCGAACCGAAGCCGCTGCTCTTGCTCGACGCCGACGAAATCGACCGCATGGTGCGCGCCGGCGCCGACTGCCCGCACGAGTGCGGCGCCGTCACCACCGTCAAGGAACGCCAGCCCGAACCCGCCGGCGAAGTCGTCCTTGGCTGCGACGTCGTGCCGCACCGCAGCGGGCTCGTCATCGCGACACCGCTCAAGACGCGCAAGTTCCTGACCCTGACCCGCGGCCGCGAAACGTGGACATGGGAACTGTACGAAGCGCACTGGGCGCCAGACGATTTCGATGAAGGACGAATTTACGTGGGAAGGTGGCCCGACTAGATGAGCGCACACGAATGCCTTGCCGCCGGCGCGTGCCGCAACGCGACCGTCTTAACCAACGACGAAGGTGTCGAGATACGCCGCGACGGCGCTGCGACCGAGCACGAGAACACGCTGTGCCCCGCGTGCCGCGACTACATCAGCAAGGCCGTGCGCCAGCTCCCGAAAGACTGGGCCCAGCTACGCGCCACGCTCGGCGAGCGGGCCCGCCGCAACGGCCAAAAGGTTCGCTCGACACCCGAACCGGCCGTGCCGATTTCCGCGCGCAAAGACGCGCTCATGCGCGACATCGTGGAAACCGCGCGGCGCGCCGCCGAGCTCGTCGCCGACGCCATCAACGCGCGCCCGCCCGCCGGCCGCCGGCTACCCGCCCCGCCGGCACAGCTCGAGAAACCGGTCGATGCCCGTTCGGTCGCCGTGCGCAGCTTCGATGACACCCGCGTGCACGACGGCGACCTGTTGGCCGCGTGCATACGCATGGTCGAACCGAATCTCGACGCGCTCGCCGGCAACGAACTGTCGAATCACTACGTCTGGAACCGCGATAACGAGCGCCACGAAATCGTCCAACTGATCGGCGTCGACGTCGCGTTCGATCTGGTCGACCTGCACAACCAAGCACGCGCCGAACTGGGCTTGACCCGGCTGCGCCACCGCTACGAAATGCCGTGCCCCAATTGCGGCGCCGCCGTCGGCCGCGACGACGGCACAACCATCGTCGATTGCAAGAACTGCAACTCGGCATGGACCGAACGCGAATATCAGTTTCTCGCCGGGCTCATCACTCACGAAAGGTTAGATATGGAACTGTTGAAATGGCTTCTCGCCGAAGCCTATTGGCGGCTCGACATGTTGCAGAACCTCGACGACATGATGCACCGACACAAGAACCTAGACGCAGACGCCGCCGCTGCGCTCGAAATTCTCGACGCCGCGCTCGGCGAGCACAAACGGCCGGCCGATCGCGTCGTCGCCACCGACCGCAAAACCGCCGCCGAGCGCCAGGCCGCCGACGACACGTGGGCATTCGGCAACGAGCCCACCTACCAGCGGCCCAAACGCAAGCCGGCGCCGGCGCGCGAGCCCATCACGAACCCGATACCGGCCGGCTCGCTGTCCACGCTCGTCGACATCGACGAAAACGTCGTCATCAACGGCGACGCGCGGTGCCGCGACTGCAACCTGATTCACGCCGGGACGTGCCCGTGACGACGACGCCGAAGTCATTTCAGGCACTCGACTCAGTGATTCAAGCCCTGATGCACGAGTGCCACCCCGACCAGCTCGCCGCCGGCGCCATACCCGTCGACGCGGTGCTCGTCGTCGGCACACAGCGCATCGACGACGACGGCGACCGTGTGGGCGGCGTGTTCGTCTTCCCCCGCAACGGATCACAGCCGTACTACCAAACGACCGGGCTGCTCGACGCCGCGCGAGACCTGTTGTACGCCCGCGCGCACGAACGGGTCGACGAATGACCGCCCGCGCGCCGCGCCGGCGCTGGAACGTCAAAGACTGGCCGTGGCCCGGCGACGACGCCGAAGACAAGGCCAAGCGCATCGCACTGTCATACCGCCGGCTCGTCTACGACATCGCACAAGGCACCATCGACGACCCCGCCGGCGAGCTGTACCGGCTCGACGAACACTGGGCCCAGTTCGGCCACTACTGGCCGCGCCCGGGCCCGATGCCCGTCGACGAAGACGACTGGCTATGCGCCGCCGACCTCGCGCACCTGATCGACAAGGCGCCAACCGACATATACCGATGGGCCCGGCGCGGCAAGATCGAGCAGCGCGTCGGCCCAGACGGCGCACCCGAATACTCGCTCGCATCAGCACGCGACTACCTACTGCAACGACGACAGAAACGAGCTGGACTGTGACGTACGAAGGCACCCGAATAGGCGACATCACGCTATGTGCTGGTTGCGGATTCGCGATCCAGCTTCGCCGCATCAGTTACGCAGAAGGCGACTGGGACGAATGGCGACACTTCCGTGTTCCCATCACACCGCACACGGCCGAACCGAAGCGGTCAATCTGGGAAGCGACGCCATGACGTACCAGCCGGCCGCCGGCGAATACCGGTGCATCGTGTGCGGCGCGTGGCGCGGCGAGCACACCCCCGACGGCAACGGCATCGTGCTGGAATGCCCGGTGCCCGTGAAGCTGAACGAATACTTCCGCATAACGGCATCGTTCACGCCAGCACCAGCACCACTACCGCCCGTCGGCTCGCGCGTGAAACTCACCCGCGACGGCCGGCGCTGGTGGGACGTCCGCGCGGCCGACGACCGATTCGCGATCCTCACCCGCCAAGCCGAATTCAGACCGAAGGGCGAAGTCTGCTACACGATTCTCGACGCCGTAGCCGGCGTGCGCGGCCCGTGCGACCTGATCGGGCAAAGCTGGCACAAAACGATGCCCGACGAAGCGTGCGCCGAACTGCTCGCCGAATTGCAGATCAGCTCGAAAGTCGACGCATGGAACGCCGGCGACCGAACGTTCGACGTCGACGCCATCATCGGCGATCGCGGCAACTGGGTCGGAATCTCACACCGCAACCGCGTACGACTCGACATCGGCGAAATACGCCCCCCACGAAAGGAAAACCGTTGATACGCACCGCATTGCAGAACCTAGCCAACAACGACCGACCCGAATGGCTCGTGCGCCGCATACCCGCCGGCGTCTGGAACTGGGCATTCGAAGTCACACCAAACGAAGCCATGATGCAAGACGCATACGCCGCACTGATGGCGCGCCCGAACATCACCGTCTACGACTACGACGGCCGCAACCGCCGGCCCGCGAACCCGTTCGCCGAATTGCGGCGCGGCCTGGCGAAGACCGCCGAAGCGGCCGCCGCGATGGCCGAACACCTGAACCAGATGTTCGCCGGCTTTCGCCGGCGCGTGCTGATCGGATTCAACGATGACTGACGTGAACGCCGACGGCCGTTTCGAAGCCGTCGAAACCGGCTGGCCGCTGACGCAACTTCTCGCGTGCACGACGTGCGGCGTCTTGCTGTGGGACGTCGACAAGCACTACCGATCGGCACATGGCATTCGATGCGTCGTCGACGAGTGCCCGGCCGGCCCGTTCGCGTCCGTCGCCGAGCTGAACGAACACTCACGCGAGCACCACGTCGAAACGTGGTACGTCAACGGCGAAAACATCGGCGAACGCTACCCCGGCGCCAACAAGGCTGGCGACTTCACCTGGCACACGAAATGATGCACCGTCGGCGCTACACCCGACGCGGCCTGCAATGCACGTGCGGCGCGCCGTTCTGGTCATGGCGGCACATCATCGCGTACGAGCTGGGCGCGCTCGCCGAGCGGATTCGCTACCACGCGCCGGAATGGTTTCGCGTCCGATGGCGCGCATTCCTGTGGTACCACCTGATAGCTCGGGTGAAATGACCCCTCGACGCCGGCACTGCCCGGGCTCGCGCGCTATCGGTGCCCCGTGGCAAGACGCCGATTGGTGCCCGTCATGCGGCCGCGTCTACGCACTACGCTTCGACGGCACCATTCGCGCTCACCCGATGGATTACGCGCGCATCGTCCGATTCGCGGCCGAGCTGGTGCGCGACGCCGAGATTCGCGACGGCATCCGATTGCCGATATGAGCGCCGGCACGTGCGATCACGACTTCACGTACAGCGTCGTCACGCTCGGGTATGAAGCGATTGCGCTGTGCACGTGCACGCTGTGCGGCGTCTGGGGCGTCGGATACGAAGCCGGAAACGATAGCCGCCGGCACCGACCGATCTAGCCGGCTTCGCGGCGAATGAGCTCGTCGATTGCCTCGCGCAACAGCTTCGACGGCCGCACGCCACGCCGGGCGGCGATTGCTTGGAACTTCGCGCGCACGTCGGCGGGTACCCGCGTCTGCAAGACGGGCGAATGCGTGCCATCGCCGGATAGCGACTTGCCGCCCGGCACGAGATTGTCGGCACGGCGAAATGCCTTGGCGGCCAACTTCTCGGCGCGCTTCTCGGTTAGCCGCTTGCCCTGAAATTGAAAGTCGTCGTGGTCAAGATCGGCGTCGACAACCTCGGCGCCGGCCGTGCTTTTCGGGAACTTACCCATGTCGTGCAACCCCTTTCGGTTCACTTGCGCCATTCGGTCGGCAGGCAGTGGATAGCGGCGAACTGGTCGTCGAACCTGTCGTCGGGCACCAGCCCGATTTCCAGCTCGACGCCACGGTCATCGGTGCCGATGTAGAGCGCGTAATCGCCGTCGACGCTGTGGAGCACAGCGTTCGCGAGCGCCGCTCTGATTCGGCCCGAATTGATCCCGTGTTTGCGGGCTGACCCGGTAATTCGTACGCGCATACGTCGAGTATGTCATACATCACCGACAATTCCTAACGAACATGTCGTACATACCCGACAATGCTAGGCGTCACGCCACGCCAACGCACCCCGAATATCGACGAAATAAGTGTTCATGGATACACTCGCCCACAAGCACCGCTGTGCCCGAAACGGGCCGGCGGTTCTTTGCTGCCCGCGATCGGGAGGTGTTCACGTGGCGCACGCACCGACACCCGGCAACGAGCAAGCCATCGAACGGCTCAACAAATACTGGGCAGACGGCGAAGGCGCCGCGAAAATCAACTGGGGCGTGCCCGGCGATTTCGCGCGCTGTGAGGCCGAGCTCGGCAAGTTCATTCACGACCCCGAAGTCGTCAAAGGACACTGCGCCAACCTCCACAAGCGGGCAACCGGCGCATGGCCCGGCCACGCACCAGGCGCCGAACAAGCCGCCGCCCACGCCAAGCACGTTGCCGCGCTCGCCAAGGAACGGAACAAGGGCAAGTGAACGACGACCTGTTGCCCGACGACCCCGCCGGCACAGTGCGCGCCGGCGGCGGCATCATCGCCGTACGCGCACCGAGCCCAGTACCCGACAGCGACGACACGGCGCTCGCATGGTTCGTCTTCAACGTCGACGGCCACCAGCTCGACTACGAAGCCGAGCACCAGCGCATCAGGCAGTTGCCCATCGTGTACCAGCTCATCGCCGCCGCCCGCTGATGTACGACGCCGACCAGCTCGTCGACACCTACGACGAATTCGCCGTTCGCATCACCGGCGCCGGCTACGCGATCAGCACAACCGACACCGTGAACGTCGTGCGTGACGCCGAGAACGCGACCGTATTCACGAACGTCGACGACGCATTACTCGTCGTCAACACGCTCGCCACGCGATACCGCGACCTCGGCGCCAACGACTACGCCGACGCCGTGCACGTCATCACACGCACCGTTCAAACCACACGCTCGTCATGGTTCGAACGCGGCCGGCCACCAGCCGATGCCACGCGCACCTAGACGTTGCCCCGGTGACCACGGCCAGTGCACGAACCTGATACGCAACCGCAAGTACTGCGAAGAACACACGGTTGCATGGGCCGGCGAACGCACCGAATCGAGCCGCGTCACCAGCACGCGCCGTTGGCGTGAAGACGTGCGGCCGACCATTTTGAAACGCGACGGCTACGCCTGCCAGATCAGATACGTCGGCATCTGCACCGGATACGCGACCGTCGTCGACAAGATCGCGCCGGCCGCCCGCCGACCCGACCTCGCGTTCGACCCCGACAACCATCAGGCCGCGTGTTGGGAATGCAACGACACCAAGGCACGCACAGCCGACCGCGGATTGCCCGAACCACCACGAGCCGCGTAACCGCCGTCGCTGGCGACTTCCCCACGCCAGCGCCGGCGGCCGGCGAGCGGTGACCGTCGCGAGAGGGTGGCTCAGCGCCGGCGACCAGCCCCCGGGGGCCGGCGACCCCCAACGGTCCACCCTCCCCCCGTACCTACTGAGTCCCGCCGATATGTCCTGTGAAAAAAGGTCTGTACGCTTCCCGCAACTTTTCTCCGGCGGCTGTTCGGCGTTCCGAAAACCGTTGTCTACCAGCGGTTTCGGGCTCGAGCCCGTGCGCGAAAGTTGCTCGGGCGCAACGTTATTCCCGTTATGGGAGCCAGCGACCCGATATGGGAGCGTGTGACATGCCAGCACATTCGAAAGACCCGTCGGTTCGTGCTCGACGCAACAAGACGTCGACGCGGGCCGTGCTCAAGCCGGTCAAGAATCCGACGATTCCGGCGTTGCCGGCGGGGCCCGATTGGTATCCGCAGATCGAAGCGTGGTGGCGTCGCGCGTGGTCGTCGCCGATGGTTCCCGAATGGACCGAATCGGACGTCGACACGATGTACCTGGCGGCGAAGCTGATGCAAGAGTTTTGGTCGCCGGAAACCAGCGCGAACGTGTGCAAGAACTTGGCGGCCGAGATTCGGCAGTTGCTCGCGCAGTGCGGTTTGACGCCGATGTCGCGGCGCTCGCTGCAATGGGAAATCGAGCGGGTCGACGAAGCGCAGGCGCGGGGCAATGCGCGGCGTTCGGGTACGAGCTCGGCGCCGGCGAAGTCGGCAGCGGCGAAGCGCAAGGTCGATCCCCGGGTGGCGCGGCGCGAACGCAACTTGCATTCCGTGGGCTAGTGCCCGGTGGAGCTGGTAGTACCGCCCGACGACGATAAGCCGTTGCCCACGCTGGGCGACCAAGTGTGCGATTTCCTTGAAGAACGCGCGGTGTACGGGCCGGGCGACCTCAAGGGGCAACGGGTTCAGCTTTCCGAAGACTGGCGCTATTGCCTGTACCGGCTGTATGAGCACTGGCCGCGCGGGCACCCGCGCGCCGGCCGCCGGCGGTTCAAAAAGGGCCGGCTCTCGGTGCGCAAGGGCGCGGCGAAAACCGAGCTGATGGCGTTCGTCGGTTTCCTTGAGATACACCCCGAAGCGCCGGTTCGGTTCAACGGGTTCAACCGCGACGGCTCGCTCAAGCAAGGCCGGCCGGTCGTTGACCCCTTCGTTCCGATGCTGGCGAACGCCAAGTTGCAGGTTTCCGAGCTGGCGTTCGGCGCGCTCAAGTACATCTGCGAAGAATGCGACGACGCCGACCTGTTCGACGCGACGCTTGACCGCATCATTCGGCTCGACGACCGTGGCCGAGCCGACGGCAAGGCGTTGCCGCTGGCGAACGCGCCCGACACGAACGACGGTGGGCGCACGACGTGCAACTTGTACGACGAAACGCACCGTCTGTATCTGCCGTCTGAGAAGGCGGCAATCGTCACGATGGAAGCGAACCTAGGGAAGCGCACAGCGCAAGACCCTTGGTCGCTGGGCGTGACGACGGCCGGCGAGCCCGGCCAGCAGTCGCAGGCCGAAGACGACCATTTTGAAGCCGAAGCCATTGCGCGGGGCGAGATTAAGCGGCCGCGCATGTTTTATTTTCACCGTCAGGCGTCCGACGGCTGGGATATGGACGTCTTCGAAGAACGGTGCGAGGCGATTCGCGAGGCGTCGGGCGACGAGCTGGCGGCGCGCACCGACGTTGAAGACCTGGCGTCGCAATGGGACGTGCCGAAGGCCGACGTCGCGTATCTGGAACGGGTTTGGTGCAACCGCTGGACACAGCAGGGCTTGCAGGCGTTCAACTTGCGGCGCTGGAAAGACTTGCGCCGGCCGGGTGCGGTCATTCCGCGGCGGGCAATGGTGACGATCGGGTTCGACGGCGCTCGTATGCGCGACTCGACGGCGATGGTGGTCACCGACGTGCGCACCGGGCTGCAAGTGCTGGCCGGCTTGTGGGAGCGGCCGCACGACGCCGACGAAGACTGGGAAGTTGACGAGTCTGAAGTCAACGCCAAGCGCGCCGAGCTGTTCCGCACGTACCGCGTCGTGAAGATGTACGCCGACCCGCCGCACTGGAATTACACGGTGGGCGCGTGGGCGGCCAAGCACCCCGACGTCGTTGAAGAATTCTGGACGAACCAGCGGCATCGCATGATTCGGACGATTCAGACGTACGTCGGTGCGATGCAGTCGGGCGTGCTCGGCCACGACGACGACCCCGAAACGGGCGACTTAACGCGGCATATCGGTAACGCCGGCAAGCAGTACACGAACTTGGTCGACCCGCAGACCGGCGAACGGCTGTGGATTCTGGGCAAGTTGCACAAAGACCGCAAGTTTGACGGCGCGATGGCCGCCGTTCTGTCGTGGCAAGCCCGCATGGACGTGTTGCCGAAGTTGCCGAAGCCGAAGAAACGAGTGTTCAAGCAGATCAGGTGAAAGGGGCCGAGATTTGACCAGTCCGACCCCCGCCACCCGCGCGGACCTGTTGCCGTACCAATGGTTCGACCGCATCAACGCCATGTTCACGCAGCCGACCCGGGCACCGTGGAAAGACCAGCTCGTACGGCCGTCGAACATCATCGACCCGCGCAGCGGCGAACGCAGCATTTCGCACATGGCGCGCTACTGGACGCCGCGCGACCGGTATCTCGACATGCTGTGGTCGTACTACGAGGGCGACCCGCCGTTGCCGCAGCTCAAGCCGGAATATCACGAGGTTTTCCGCGACATCATCCGCAAGGCCCGGTCGAACTACGCGCCGATGTGCATTGCCGCGATGTTGGATCGCATGGAACTGCAAGACATTTCGACGCTGATCGACGCCGACACCGACGGCGACAACCTCGCGGCCGACATCATGGAAGAAACCGCGTTCGCGGCCGTCAGCAAGGACTTGTTCGCCTACACGCTGGGCATGGGCGAGGGCTACGCGATGGTTGTGCCCGGTGTCGAAGGCGGCCCGACGCTGGAAAGCACGAACGCGCCGAGCCCGACTATCCACGCGATCGACCCGCGACGGTGCATCGGCATACCCGACCTGAACAACCCGACGCGGCTCGCGGCGGCCGTTGTGCACCAGTACGACCCGATCTTGCAGTCGCGCATCGCGCACCTGTTCTTGCCCGGGCAGAAGTGGACGCTCAACTACGACCCCGACTCAAGGAACTTCACGCTCGCCGACACCGCGCCGGTCGCCGTCGAAGGGCTCGACGCTTTCGGCGGCATTCCCATCGTTCGGTTCGACAACCTGAACGGTATGGGCGAGTACGAGCCGCATATCGACCTGCTCGACCGGATCAACGACGTCACGCTTCAACGCATCATCGGGTTCTGGTATCAGGCGTTGCGGCAACGCGGGCTGGTCGGCGACGAAGACGCCGAAGACGAAGACTCGCCCGAACAGCAAGCGCCGCCGGTCGACCTGAACAAGGTGTTCAAGGCCGGCCCAGGCGAGCTGTGGCAGATACCGGCCGACTTCAAGATATGGGAGTCGCAACAGACCGATTTCGGGCCGCTGCTGAACGGAAAGCGCGATGACGTCAAGGAATTCGCCGCCGTCACGTCGACGCCGTTGCACCTGATTACGCCCGACGCGGCCGCCGGCTCGGCAAGCGTGTGGAATTCGATCGGCCCCCAGTGCAGTTTCATGCGCCGGCCACGGTCG